GGATGTTCCGACAACTGGGTACACGGTCGCCGAGCAGAAGGCCGTCATCGACGGCTTCCTCGCCAACCTTCAGGCGACTTCTGGTGCCAACATCACCAAGCTTCTTGGTGGTGAGAACTGACCGCTCCTTGAAGGCTTTTATCAAGGGAGCGAAAGCCGTCGAGAAGGGAATCCTCTTCTGCCACTTCGTGGCAGTAGAGGATCCCTTCGACGCGGCTTCTGTAAGGGGTCAACGAACATGGGACAAGGATCAGACTACCCCCTGTTAGGAGGGTGCTGTGAAAAGCCCCATGCCGCTCTTGCAATGCGTACTCGATGATTTGGGTACGCTCTGTCACACAAGCACCATTCGTGATCTCAAAACGATCACGGATCGAGTAGAACACGAGGGGTTATCGTTTCTAACGATAACCCTATCTGACTTCGGGAAGGACCTCGAAAAAGGTCTGGACCGAGGAAAGATCGACTCCACTCTTTTCGTTGGTTTCCAACGAAAAGGAGGTCTCCCGAGATTTCTCTCAGGTTTCCTGTGTCGTGTGTTCGACTCTGGTACGGGCATGCTGCTCAGTGAACCTTCTCTGGCGCATATCCACGCGTTACGTCAGATAACTCTGATGTTCGCGAAGATTGAATTGCCGTGCACGGATGCACGACAATCCGACGCTATGAGGAGATACATTGAGTGTGAGCAGGAAGTACGCACTGCCGATGCGCGACTTGATCCAGATCGGACCAGTCGTTATAATCGCATCGGTACTTTGCTTTGGGCTGACCTTCTATGCCGCGTTAGCGATAACGCATCAGCATCGGAAGGCCACACCAGCCATCTCGGCTGGTTCATCCCCAAGCACGGACCGGGAAATACTGCCGACCGCCTCCGGGGAAACCGGAAGTGGCGACAGCGTGAATGGACCGAACGTCTGGAACAAGTGTTCCCTTCTGGGGAGCATCTTGTTACCAGCTTCCGCCATCACGACTACCTCCACGATGTGCGCTTCCTCGAACCTGGCGCTGAGCGACCCGTCAGGGTCATCGCAGTGCCTAAGACGCAACGAACTCCCCGAATCATCGCAGAAGAGCCTACTTGCATGCAATACATGCAACAAGCACTCCTGGGTGCATTCAGGAAAGCCATTGAGAAAGATGACACTCTCAATGGCTTTGTCGGATGGTCAGAGCAGATGCCTAATCAGCGTCTTGCTCTGGAGGGCTCTAGGAATGGAACCCTCGCTACCATCGACCTCTCAGAGGCCTCCGACCGAGTCTCAAATCAGCATGTACGAAATCTGCTTCGAAACCAC